GGTGATTCAGTTTAAAACAATTTGACATCAATTGATTTGACTCACCGAATCACTCACCAGAAAAGACAACCAAACACCCACAAACGGCATCAAATCACACTATGCAATACATTGATTTAATGTATTTTGCATCGTTTCCAGTGAGTAAAAATAAGAATAAAAATAACTCACCGAATAACTCACCAGAAGATTGAAATAGATTGGTTTTGTTTAAATCACAAAAAACAAAAAAGGCCATAAATCCTACGATTTATAGCCTTTTGATTGGGAATGCTCTCCCTTTTGTCGGGGTACCAGAATTCTAACCCTCTTTTTTCATTCGTATTTACACTTTTTTAAAATATCCTTTAGGCCTCATTTAGTCCGTGTTTTGCAAATGTATAGAATTAAGAGACGTATGTTTTGATAAGAATAAGTAAAGAAATAACGGAAACAAAAACGGAAACATGCCTTTTACTTGCTCTCTTTTACTTATCTTTACAGTAGTAAGATTTAGAGATATGGCAAACGTTACTTTTAAATTACGAACCCCGCGCGGAACGTCACCGCAAATCATTTATTTGGTGTATCGTTTTGGGCAAAATGACAAGTTGGCTTATTCAACTGGTCTTAAAGTATCCCCGCAACATTGGAATGAAAAAAAGATGCGCGCCCGGGATGTTGTAGAGTGTTTGGATAAAGACACTATAAACAACCGTTTGAATGAATTGCAGAATGTAACAGAGCGTTTTTTAACCTCAATCAAAGCAGGTACCGGGATTTTATCTAAAGACAGTTTGAAAGCTTTTTTAGATAGCTATACAAACCCGGCAACCTCATCACTCAATAAATTTCACACGTTCATAACCGACTATTTAAAACAAAATGAGACACGTGTAAACCCTAAAACTGGGAAAATCATTTGTTATAAGGTATGCCGCGAACATGCACGGACTTATCAGTATTTACAGGATTTTGAAACATCCCGGCGTAAAGGTCGAAAGCTTGAATTTGAGGATATTAATTTAGATTTTTATTCTGATTTCACGGACTATTTGCAAAAGCTTGGTTTGTCTGTCAATACCATAGGCCACAAAATACAAACGCTTAAAGCATGGTTAAATGAAGCCACAGATAGGGGAATAAACCATAACCAACAATATAAAAGTTCACGATTTAAGGCCATAACAGAGGACACAGACAGCATTTATTTAAGTAATACGGAATTGATGCAGATTTATAACTGTCCGCTTGAAAATGTGAGGCTTGACCGCGTTCGGGATTTGTTTTTGATGGGGGCGTTTACTGGGTTGCGTTTTTCTGACTTCACAGCCATTAACGAAAGCAATATAAAAGAGCAAGTTATAAAGATTGAACAGCAAAAAACGGGAAAGCCTGTTGTTATTCCATTGCACCCCATCATTTTAAATATTTGGAATAAGTACGCCGGAAAGTTACCCCCCGTTATTTCAAATCAAAAGTTTAATCAATACATCAAAGAGGTTTGCAAGTTGGCCGGAATTTCTACTTCTGAACAAAAGAATCAAACGCGTGGCGGTATGCGTTACCGTGAAACATTCTCTAAGTATGAACTGGTTGGAAGTCACACCGCCCGGCGGTCGTTTGCTACAAACCTCTATTTGAGTGGTTTTCCCGCAATGTCAATAATGCAGATAACAGGCCACAAAACAGAAACCGCATTTAAAAAGTATATCAAAGTAACAGCTGAACAGCACGCGGATTTGTTGCGGAAACACTGGCAGGAAACAGGCGAGTTTTTGAGAGTTGCAAAGTAATTTAATCAATGTTTAAAAGCTGCTTAATAAATGGATTTTGACAGAAAGCAAGGCAAAAAGCCAATCAAAACAATACTGTATAATGTTGACATAGACCCGGAAACCAATGAAGTAAAATGTACAGAGGTGCAAAGGCCTGTCAACCCACTTGCGCCAGAACTGATTGATAAAATGTACTCCCCCCGTCCAAATGAATTAAATAGATTTATAAATAATATACGTGAAAACAGCCCCATTCTTAAATATGAAATGGTTAATACTGATTTCATAGAACTAAGCAAAGTTGCAAATGGATTGAAGGATTGGGGCGAAGAATATTTAAGTTTTCGCAAAGCTTGGGGATTTGATAGTGCATTGTATAAAGATATTCAGAAATCAGGGGAAATAATGACCTCGTTTGTAACCGTTCAACAAAGCGCGTTTTCTTTCTTTGAGCGCGTTGAGACGTGGCGGGCTGTGGTTGAGCCTCTTGTAAATACCGATATTTTAAAGTATGCGATTGAATTACAGGAGGATGCAAAAATACTAATTGAAGAAAAGGAAAAAGTAGAGGCAACCGTATGGTATCAATTAACAATAGAGGAATATGAACGTAAATTGACCCAATGCAGTGCTGAAAGCAGCGTTGACAAAGAGAGAATTAGGTTGCTTGAAAAATCATTAGCAGATTTAAACGAAGCGAAACAGCTAATAAAACAAGTGTCAGATAAATTTTCCTCTATTGACAAAGAAAGCCCTAAAACAGTATCGTTGAGGCCAAATATAACCCCGTCGCAAATCATAAGGCTTCACACCTCTTTTGAATGGCTCTTTGATGCTACCTTAGAACAGTGGCGCAATGTGTTAGGTGAAAATATTGTGCAGCCAGAAACATCAATTAAATTAAAGAGTAGATTTATTGCAGATTTAACAATTTTCTTTCACTATCTGCATGAATGTGGATTAATTGAGATGCGAACATATGCGGCAATATGCGGCAGCTTGTGTTTGTTTTCTCACCAAGGAAAGCCACTGACCACAAAGCAAATACACAAACCCAAAGAAAACCCCAATTGGCCGAATATTGGGGGTAATTATGTAAAAATTAGGGATGGTATAGGAAAACTCTAAATATTCGGCTTGATCCCTCTTTGCCTTATTTAAGGGGATAAAGGGGATGATCCACCTTATCCCCCTGTGCGACCCTCGACCTTTGTCATATCAATTTTAAAACACGTTGATATGACTACAAGAATTATTCAAATTGAAAATGTTGATGCGTCCGCATTGTTTGAGCGGCTTGAACGTATTGAAAAGGCCATATCTGGCAACAACCAACCCATTACACCAACACCCGGCGACCAATCGGTAAAACTTCTAACCCGTCGGGAAGTTGCTCAAATGCTGCAAATTAGCCTTGTAACGGTTAATGATTGGGCAAACAAAGGCGTTTTAAAGGCTCATAAATTAGGCCGTCGGGTTTACTTCAAACCCTCAGAGGTTGAAACTTCCTTGAAGCTGAAAGGGGGCGTTTATGGTAGATGATAGTATTAACTACTCAGAATGTGAAACTATTATCACATCCGCTATTGATGATTTAGCCGGGTGGTGGTTGGTTCCCATAAGCGACTTGCAAAAAACAGGATTCAATACGGGCGAAGCATTAAAGAACTACCCCATACCGGGAAGTCTTAACCCGTTGGTTTTAGATGCTTATGTGTCTGTTATGGGCGCACATTTAATGCTTTTTAGTGGTTCTGTTGGTCAATTACCTATAAGGGATGCCGTTGTTGTTGCAAATACTCTGTTAGAGCATGCTTTAGGTATTGTACTTACTTTAAAGTGTGACTAAATGCTTGACGGCTTCAAATGTTCGTGCATTGGTGGGGATGCTGAAAAGTGGCTGCAGAATCCGCTTTTAGATTTTGGCGTTCCCGTGTCGGTCAGCACTGGGGAAGTGTTGGCAGGTTGCACGAAAGCACAAGCCGAAAACCTTGTTTTCTCTCTCAACGAATTGAACACGGGCGGGTTTAGCGCGTGGATTACCGGAAGTTTGCACAAGTTTAAGAACGCCCAACGGGGCGGGATGAATTGGGATGATTTCAAATTGTCGGAATTGCATCCAACACTCGAAAGGCTATCAACCCGATACGGTGTAACCCTTGACAATACAAAGCTTCACGGCTTAGAAATCGGGGTGAATATTGAGCTGAATTATCCCCCCGCGCGGGTGTTTCGTTCGGCTATTTGCCACAATGGGAAAGCATTTGATAGTATAGACCGCCGGGATAAACGACTGGGGATTATCTGCGAACACACCGACTATATTGTAAAGATTTACGACAAAGGACATCAAGCGCGTTTAAGCTTGCAAGGCCACTATATTTTACGATATGAAATAAAGGTAAAACGTCAAAGGATGTTAGAACCCTATGGTATTAAATCACTTGCTGATTTAAAGCGTGCGGAAAACGTCGCCCCATTGGTGCAAATCCTTACTGATAAACTGGCCGGGGTGGTGTTCTTTGACTTCTCATTTGATACTCAGAATATGAGTGACCCCAAGCGGATAGCATGGGAACGGTACGGGAATCCTAAATACTGGGAGGTACTAAATCGGAACGTGTACCACAAAGCCCGTAAAAAAATGGATGAACTCACGCGCAATTATGGGGCAATAGACGGGGGGCGGTTGCTCTCTGAAAAAGTGATTTTGAAGTGGGGCGAATTGATGGATATTAAGCAGGAAAACAGGCGACGTTTTCCACGCTCTAAAACCCTCGAATTTTGGAAAATTAAGCAGATGAAACAGGCGACGTTTTCCAAACTTGAATATGTGGTGGAAAATGTCGCCAATGGCGACCCCAAAACCACACCTCAAAACCACATCAAAAAAACACCTCAAAAACCAACCTCATCACCCTCTAACGAAACCCCAAAAGTGAAACGTTATTGTGTGAGTTGTAATCGTGAAATAACCCACTTGAAAAAGGGGGCGCGTTTCTGTTCCGAAAAAGAGAGAGGCCGGGAGGCTAAGAAATGCAGGAATGCAGACAGCAATAGACGGATGATAATAAAACGAAAGATTATGAACCTAAATGATGATTCCTGTTTGATTCGTGTCACTTACAGAGATACGGACAATTTGCAATACAGTGATATACTGGGGATGAGTGAGATTAATGTTTCCCGGGAGTGGTTGGATAGAGTTGAAAGTGTTGAAATAATGTCACCCCCGGGAAAGATGCTGAAAGGCAAAAAAGCAAAGAAACTATTACTTAAAAAATCATTGAAACATGAAAAAGCATAGGATTATTAGACCTACCCCGTTGGGTTGGTTTCGAAAGTTTGTAAATGAATGCGGGGAATTTGATAACTCAAAGAATAAAAACAAGCATGATGATTTTGTTTTTGGAGTTGATGAAATAGAGTGTTTGTGTAATAGTAATAACCAACAAGACAAAGATTAAAACATGAGAAATACAAGTGCAAAAGTAGAGGTGCAAAAAGAGTTTGAAAAGCTAATAATGCAAGGTAAAACACAAAAGGAAGCTTGCCAAATAGTTGGGGTATCTGAGCAAACAGGTGTTTTGTGGGTGCGGTCTATTCCTTCACTCCGCATTAAAAGAGTTATTGAGCCGCTTTATAAATGGCTTGACGCAAACCGGAATGATTTAACGCTTGAAGGATTAGAGCGAAAGCGGGAAATAATCGACCTCATCAATACATTGACCCAGTTGTCAAGTAACAAAAACAAAGAACGTGTATAAAAAATGTATTAATTGATGAGGTACATTTAATCGTAAAGCCTTTATAAACTCATCAATTAAACAAATAAGCGTATTTAGACACGTGTATAAATGATTTGTATTAATAATGTTATCAAAGATGCGTTTTGCCTGTCAAAATCCCTGTTTACAGGCTGGAAATAAGCCAAAACAAGGGCAGAAACACCGCAAAGCACAAGAATAGACGGCAAATAACCAACCGGGGGGGTGTATTTATATTCGTATTAACAAACGCGACACCGTGACGGAAATAGAGGCGACACCGGGGCGTTTAATCAGGTTTGATTTAGTAATGAACTTAAAAGTATAGCGATATGGAAGCGACAAAATCAAGAATTTGGAAGTATTACAACATGGGGCTAACATGCCCCGAAATTGCGCGGCTAATGGATTTATCAACCCGCACAGTACAAAGAAGCTTAAAAGAGGTGAAAAAGGATGCACAACCCCGACCTATTAAAGCTCGTGAGTTGAAGGCGTTAGAATTACATCGCACTGGGTATAGTTATACAGAGATTGCCCGGCGGTTAAAAGTGAGCAAAACAACCGTTTACCTCTGGCATAGGAAACATGCCAAAGTGAGTAGTAACACAGATGTGAAACAACTGTAATAGTTTAACTATGGTAACTTATGCAATGGGGGCGTTTGTAACATTTCCCGCAAATGAAGGCCGCGAAACATGCAAATGCGGTAGGGTTAGTGAGGTTACAATAAACAGTAGTTTTAAATCCCTAACCGACACCGCCGAAATTGTTATCCCTCGTCGAATAAGATTGCCGGGATACGATAGGTTTGAGGTGTCAAAATTCTTTAGACCCGGCGACCCTGTAAGTATAAAGCTCGGATATGATGGAAGTCTTTTTGATGAGTTTACGGGCTATATTGTCAAGGTAGATCAAGGTATTCCATTGGTTATTAGTTGTGAAAATGAAGCTTATAAACTTAAACGCAATTTAATAAGCGTTAGTTTAAGGTCTTGTACCTTAAAAGAGTTACTAAGTGCCATTGTTCCGGGGTATGATATTGTTTGCGATGAGACTAAAATAATGGGAACAATCAGGTATTCCAATATGACCCCTATGCAGTGTTTAGATGAGCTAAAAAAGCAGGGCATTAATTGCTTTTTTGTGGGTAAAACACTGCACGCAATGGACATTTATAGCAGATTGAAAGGTAATACACATAAAATAATACTTGAACAGGTGGCAGATGCGAGCCTCAAAAAGAAAGATTTAGAAACAGTAAAGGTGATTATTGAACTTGCAAGGAAAATAGGTAAACGAATGAAGGTTGAAGTTGGAGAAAAAAACGCAACAACTATAATCTCACGTGAATACTCTGGTTATACTGCAACCGACAGTGTGTTATTATCAGAAGCAAAAGCAATTTATAATAAGGCTATAACGCCCGGGTTAAATGGTGATGTTTTGTTGTTCGGGGTTCCGCGTGTTGAACTTGGGGATATTTTGAATTTGCGCAGTACTTTATATCCTAAAGATGATGTTAGGAACGGTTCTTTTTACATAGAAGCGTTAACAAAAACATTTAATCCGCAAGGTTATAGGCAAAAGTGTACATTGGGTGAAAAGTATCAATAACTTTAAATTAAACTATTATGAATCAAAAATATAACACCCCCGATTTTGAAGAAATTGCGCGCGGGCTATTACTTGACGTATCAAGACACGCGGCGTCTGAATCTGTGAAATTTTTTAAAGAGAGCTTTGTTAGACAGGGTTTTACAAATACATCGTTTTCACCATGGCCAAAATCACAAACCCCTTTTGCAGGAAAAAGAACCATGTATAAGTCTGGTACATTAATGCAATCAATACGCGTACAAGAATGCTCAATACGTCGGGTAATGGTTGAGGCTTTAGATTACGGCGAAATGCATAATAATGGGGGCTATATAACCGTTACAAAAGGAATGAAAGCGCATTTTTGGAAATTGTATTATTACCTTACAGGTCGAGAGTCCACAAATAGGCGAACAATGAAAAAAATATCAAGTAAAGCACTATTTTGTAAACGAATGGCATTGATGAAAGTAGGCGCAAAAATAAAAATCCCTAAACGTCAATACATTGGTCACAGTGAAACAATGATGAATCAATTTGACGCGGATTTTAAAGCTCGATGTGAAAAAATATTTAAGCAGCACTTAAATAGCACCTTTTAAAAATCACATTATATTTGCGGCGGTGGCTCTCACATTCCGGCTTAGATGCTATCACATTAAACCCGGATAGGAAATTTCCCCCCACCATTAAAAGCGACTAACCCGTATCTCTGGCGGCGGTTTGGTCGCTTTTTTTTGTGATGAGGTCGTTTGTTGTTTTTGTGATGAGGTGTTTTTGCTTGATTTTGGCTTGTTTTGGGCGTTGTTATTTAGTTGTTGGATAAATCCTATGGTTGATGAAAAATAAAGGCTTTAAATAGGCTGTTTGGGATTGTATTTGATTGATTGCCAGTGCATTGTATTAAAAGCGTATAAAAAATATACCGTTTAAGGGCTGTTATTCGATTGTGTTTGATACTTTTACAGCTCCTAAAATACAAGTCATGTTAAAGAAATTAGAAGAAATGCCCCGTTATGGTGCGGTGTGGCGAAAGCCCCCGGTGGCTACTTGTAGCCATAGGACACCTTAGGCGGGGTTCTTTGTTTATCCTAAAATACAAGTGAAATGATTATTGAACAAAACGGGCGGTTAATGATTGCCTTGGGTGGTTATGATTTAAACGATTTAGGCCAAATGCAGCAAGCGGTAATAGGTTTAATTGCTTCATCCGCCGGGGCTGACAATCTAAGCGCAGATAAAGAGGCCGTGTATTGGGCTGCGTTGCTTCTAAATGAAATGATATTAAGCCCGGGACAATTAGAGGAGACAAACAGTAAAATACTGACCCAACCCAAAGAGCGGCGAAACACCCATAATTGA